AGGCGGTACTTCAGGCCATTGCTGACAAGATTGGCAATGAAAATGTGAGCGCTGCGGTAATCGCGGCACAGGTTCGCACCGAACTAACACCAGAGCTTGCCCGTATTGATGTGGCAAGTTCTACACTGGCAACGGCTGACAATCTGGTAATCGTCAACGATGGCGTGAAACTAGCAAGTTTACTGATTCCACATAGCACAGATTTACTATAAAATATACCAATGAACCAAAATGATACAGACGCGCTGGTCGAAGTTATCAAAGATGCGATTGACCAACGGATAAAAGCCACCCGCTCAGAGCTTGAGTCAAACATTGGCAAAGCATTGGCAGGGGTTCAAACCCAAGCCGCATCGCTCGCTGAGTTTCGCGGCCAGGTAAAAGCCTTTGAGCCACCGAAAGACGGGCGCGACGCTACCCCCGATATGGTTGTAGAAGCCGTGGCAAAGCACATGGCCGCTAACCCAATCATTGCCCCCGAGCCACTAGCTCCAACGGCAAACCAGATTGGCGAATCAGTCAAGGCATATATTGCAGAGCACCCAACGCCTGCGCCTCTGGCCCCAACAGATAGCCAAATCAGCGAAGCGGTGGCAAAGCACTTGCAAGCCAATCCGGTCACTGTGCCGGAACCGCTTGCACCTACCACTGACATGGTGGCGGAAGCCGTAGCGAAGTACATGGCGGCTAACCCAGTCACCGTACCAACAGCACCCGAAGCACTCGCCCCCACTGAAGCCCAGCTAGATGCTGCGGTCGCCAAGCACTTTGAAGGCTTTGAAGTAAACGTACCCGACCCAACGCCTGAAAGTATCGAGAGCGCAGTTCAAAAGTACCTCACGATCAACCCGGTCAAAGTACCCGACGCACCCAAGGCATTGGAGCCTACAGCCGAGCAGTTATCTCAAGCGGTTGAAAAGCACCTTGCATCAAACCCGCCTGCTACTGGTGCGCGTGGCTTGGATGCGTTGGAGATTGTCATTCTGCCAAGCATCAATACCGACCGACGATATGCCAAGGGAACATACGCACGTTGGGGTGGCGGTGTCATTCGTGCCCTGCGTGATACAGAGCCAGGCGAACCCATGTCTACGGGATGCTGGGATGTGGTAATCGACGGCGTGAAAGCAATCGAGGTTCACTCATTAGGCGGCTCTGAGTTCGCGGTGAAATCTATCCTGACTGGCGGGGCTTCGCACATCACCAAGATGGCCGCACCTACGTTTGACGATTCATACAAAGACGTGTGGAAAGAATCTGCAGGCGAATACAAGCGTGGCGACATCGTGACCCATAAGGGAAGTGTGTGGCTGGCTAAATCTTCCACAATCGAACGCCCTGGAATTGGCGAAGGTTGGAAACTGATCGTAAAAGCAGGCCGCGACGGTAAAGACTTATCAGTCGTGAAACTTGACCGCCCCGCAACCTACAAGCTAGGTTAATCATGCTTAAAGTCACATCTACCACAGGCACAGAGCCGATTGACCTTGTAACTGCAAAACTGCATTTAAGGGTTGACGATACCTATGAAGATGCGTTGATCACTGAGTACATATCGGCGGCACGGTCACATTGTGAGCGGTTCACCGGGCTGTCATTCATTGAACAAACAATCTCCTACCATACCGAATTAGTAGACGCTACATCACACCGGGTCATTCTCCCTATTGGCCCAGCGGTGTCGGTTCAATCCGTAACCGACGATACCGGAGAAACTATCACGGCCACATGGGTTACAACCGCATGCCCCACCGTCTTGACATTCTCAGGCGCGTCTGACGGTGTAACGATAGCCTATACCACCGACGCAACTATGGTGACTAGCGATATAAAAACTGCCATGCTTATGCTCTTACATCAAATGTATGAGAGCCGTGGCATGGTAGATGGTGAAGCGGTTTACCGGGTGGAAGAAGCCTATTTGCGAAACCATCGCGTATTGTTTGGGTCGTCATGAAAAAGCAGACTTATTGGATGATCGGCGTTCTTTTGGATGATTCCAATTGGATGGCTGAAGGATTATTTCTTTCGGAACTTGGCGCGGCTTCCGCTTGCAGAGTTGATCAATTCATTGTTGAGGTAGAGTTGGGTATGTTTCCAAAAACAGCACTTGATGCAATCAAGTTGTATTGGCCAAAAAAGGAAACATGGGAAACCAGCACACTTTACAAACATCGCAATAAGGTAGCCTGATGGACGCTGGCAAACTTGACCGTCGTGTCACTCTGCGAAGTAAAGCAACCGTGCAAGATGCCTACGGTGGCGAGACTGTCACATGGGTGGATATCACTACAGTGTCCGCTAGAAAGCTATCCAGCAAGGGTAAAGAATTCCACTCTGGTGGGTTGATACTTTCGTCTGGCATGGTGGGTATCCAGATTCGTCGCACGCCTACCGTATCAGTAGTTACTCAGTTGGATGTTTTCGTCTTGGATGGCGTGACCTACAACATCAAGTCGATTGATGAAGTTGGGCGCAAGGACTATCTCACCATCATGGGCGAAGCTGGGGTAAACGATGGCTAACAAGTTCGATATATCCGGCCTGAAAGAATTGCAACTTGCTATGAGTCGACTTAGCGGCGACATGGCTGGAAAGATTGCCCGTCAAGCTACGGCAGCGGCGGCGGGTATTGTTAGAAAAGCAGCGAGGAATAACGCGCCCGTAGACTCTGGAAACCTCAAGGCCGCGATTGTTATGAAGCGCAAACGTGATACGAATCTAACCGAAGAGTACAACGTCGCAATTCGGGCGGGTAAGAAGTCTGACGTAAAGAACGCAAAGGCCGGAACAGGAAAGCTAGGCAAAGATGCACACTATGGGCGGTTTGTGGAGTTTGGCACTGTCAAAATGCCACCCCGTCCATTCCTAGCCCCCGCACTATCTGACAACATTCAACCAGCGACGGATGCAATGAAGCAACGTCTCACGGCCAGACTACAGAAAGCGGGTGCATTGTGAGCGCATACTTTACTGAGATTGTCACCATCCTTTCGCCATTGGTTTCTAATCGTGTTTACCCGGTGACGTTCCCGCAAGCACCAGCCGTTCCCGTGTGGCCTGCTATTCGCTACACACCAACAGGCGGTGCGGTGCAGTCCACGAGCTGCGGGGATGCGAATGACCCAGATATCTCAATTCAAATAGATGTTGTCGCTACTACATTCGGGGCCGCTATCACTTTGACCGAATCAGTCAAGACGGCTTTTAATACTTTCTCAGTCCCAGCGGTGTTGGATGCTTATCCAATATTCGATTACGACCAAGAAACAAAGACTCACCGCGCCATTCTGCAGTACACCATTGCGGGATCAAGCGTGTGAGGTTAAAATCAATCAATTTTTTAGGAGTTCTCTATGTCAAAAGGTAATACCACGAAGTTCTATGGGACTACGTTTCAAGCCGTTAGCGCATACGCTGCTGGCGTGGCCCTCACAGGTCTGACCAACGCATCGCCTGCGGTTGCAACTTCGGTTGCGCACGGTCTTACCTCTAACGATATTGTCAAGATTGCCGCAGTAGTTGGCTTGACTGACTTGAACGGCAAAAACTACGTTGTCAACGTGCTGACCGTGGACACATTCGAGCTATTGGGCACTGATACAACTAACGCCGATACCTACACCAGCGGCGGCACATTCGCAACAGCTACTTTGTCGGCCACCTGCCAGATGACCGGCTCCACTCACGGTAGCGGTTCCACATCCGAGATTACTACCGAAACGAACTGCGGTATCTCTAAAGACTTTGGCGCACCGGACGATGGTCAAGCTACATTCAATTTCAACTATGCACCTGCGACATTTATCACAGCATTGGAAGACAGCCGCACTGGTGTGTCTGAAATTGCAGTTGTCACGACTCTGCCATCTAGCGCAGGCATTATGGTTGACATTGGCGTGGTGGTGTCAGTTAGCCGCGACGGCTCTGCTGGCGGTGTGTGGACTGGCTCTGCTACTCTTACCCGCACTCAGGCTCGCGTAGATATCGAGGTCTAATAATGTTTGATGCCGCTAAATTCATTGAAGCGGCTCGCGCTGCTTCTAAGTCGAAACCCGTAGCCATCACACTCCCGACAATTGGCGCTGCTTTCAAAAAGAAGCTAACAGTATCAGATATTGAACACGCCGGGGCTGTACGGGAGAAACTCTCAAGCGCTGGCAAACTTGACCGCAGTATGAGTATCGCGGTTGGGTTGGCTCAGTCGATTTGTGGCCCTGATGGTTCGTGCGTGTTTGACGTGGATAATTCCGACCACTTGGAGATCCTCGCGGCATTGCCTTGGGAGTCTGTGCGCGGATTGATGGCGGATGATGAAGCGGGAAACGCCTAACACCCCTGCGCGAATATCTCATTGATTTGAGCTTCTCGCTGGGGTTGCCGTTAGATGTGTTGAGGGATATGAGTGCCGATGATTTGGCACTCTATCAACAGTACACAATGAAGCGAGGTTTTCCAGGGCGTAAGGTGGAATTGCTACTAGCCCAGGTTAGTCAGATAATGGCGCAGACGATGGGCGGTGCAAAGAATACCAAGCTGTCAGACTTCCTATTTGACCCTGCACCAGAGTTAGAAGAACCCAAAGAAATGACGGTCGAGGAAATAAGAGCGCTACACGGCTTCAAACCAAGAAAGAAAAAGAATGGCTAACAACTTAGGCTCACTAGTCGTATCTCTTGGCCTTGACGCTGGCGAGTTCACCCGTGGATTGACTAAGGCCGAATATCAAGCGCAACAGTTTGCAAAGAACTTAGAGCGCGGGATTGAAGCGGCTCGCATTGCTGCGATTGGTTCAATGGCCGCTATTGGTGGCGCTGTGTTGGCTCTTGATCAACAACTCCAAAACATCGCAGGGTTTCAAGACCTAGCCGACAAGATTGGTGACACCGCCCAAGAGGTTGCAAGCCTACAACTTGCCGCTGATGTGTCCGGGGTTAGTATTGACAACATCGCAAGCGCAAGCGTGAAACTCACGACAGCTTTGAGTAAGTTGGGCGATGAAGGCGAAGGCGCTGGGAAGGCACTGACCGCTATTGGCCTTGACCTAGATTCATTCAAGCAACTATCCCCCGTGGCACAGATTGACGCTGTAGCCCAGGCCTTCGCAGGATTTGAAGACGGTGCTAGCAAGACGGCGGTGGCGGTTGCTTTGTTTGGGAAAAGTGGCGCTGATTTAATACCATTGTTCAATGACCTGGCCGAGCAGGGTGGGCGACAAGTCACGCTCACGACTGCGCAGATTACCGCTGCGGATGATTACAGCAAAGCCCTTGCACGATTGACTAGCGAGGTGCGTACTGTTGTAGCTGTCACGGCTGCTGATGCGGCACCTGCTATGACTGCTATGGTCAAAATCTTGCAGGACGTAAAAGACTACGCTACCGATAGCGCGGGAGGTTTTAGCCTGCTGACGTTTGCGCTTGACGTGGCAAAAGTAGCCATGCAAACCATCGTAATCATTGGCTCCGAGGTTGCGTTTGTATTCAAGCGGACAGGCATTGAAATTGGCGGTATAGCGGCTCAATTGGCTGCATTGTCAACATTGGACATGGATGGTTTTAATGCTATCAGCGAGGCCATAAAGGAAGATTCAGACCGTGCGCGTAAAGAGTTGGACGCATTCCAAAAGAGTATTTTTTCCACACCACCCGCGCAGGCAAGCTACAGCAATGAAGGCGGTCTAGCTGCGCGTAAAAAGACACTTGCCTTTGATGGCTCAACGGGTGGCGGCTCAGGAACTCCAAAGCAATCCGAATATGACAAGGCTATTGAAGGCATACAACGTCAAGAAAAAGCGCTGAAGCAATTATCAGCAGAGGAAACCGCGCTTGAGGATATTCGCTCCGGTAGGTTTGGAAAAATCACCCAACAGCAACAGGACAAACTCATATTCTTGGCGCGGCTATCTGATTCAAATAAAGCCGTAGCTGAAATAGCAAAAGCCACCGAAGCCGCTGAGGTAGCAGGCAGCAAGCGCATCCGTGCTGAAAAAGAGCAACAGATTGAGATTGGAAAGCGTTTAGCAGAATCATTGGCTACACCCGCTGAAATATTGGCAGCAAAAGAAGAAGCCCTGCAAAAACAGTTAGACGCTGGTTATATAACCCAAGACACCTACCACCGGGCACGCATCAAGAACAACAACGAATACAGCGCGGCGCTGGAAAAGACCACCGAGGCAGGTCGTAGGCTTACCGAATCGCTATTCACACCAGCCGACAAACTAGCCAAGCGCGAGGAAGAATATCAGCGCCTGTTAGATGCGAACGAGATCAAACGAGAAACCTACGACGCTGCAAAGAAAAAGAGCATCCAAGAATATCTTGACGATATGGACAAGGCATCCGGCAAAACAAAAGAAGCAAAAAGCCTGGCAAACGAATTGGGGCTGACGTTTCAATCAGCCTTTGAGGATGCGATTGTGGGTGGTAAAGGTTTGAGCGAAGTTTTCAAAGGACTGGAAAAAGACATTGCCAGGGTGTTGATTCGCAAACAAGTAACCGAGCCTTTTACTAAGGCGGTTTCAGGTTTGGACATTGGCGGTATGGTTAGCAAGCTGTTTAGCGGGTTTGGTGGCGGTATTGCACCAGGCACGGCTGGATCTGCTGGCCCGTTATCATCATTCGCAGGCGGTGGATACACTGGCGACGGGGCACGCTCTGGCGGCATGGATGGGCAGGGCGGTTACTTAGCCATGCTACACCCCCAGGAGAGCGTTGTAGACCATGCAAAAGGGCAGACTATGGGCGGTGGCACTTCGATCAATCAGAGCATCACAATCGACGCTCGCGGGGCTGACGCAGGGGTGACCGAACGTATAATCCAAGCCATGCGTCAAACCAAAGCCGAAACCCTAGCAGCCGTACAGGCTCAAGCTAATCGCGGCGGTTCATTCGCTCGTGCGGTGGGCCGAGCCTAATGACTGACTTTACTACTGCTGGGGTAAGCATCTACAAGTGGCCCACCACCATCCGGCCATCCGAAGTAACCCTACACCTCAAATTTAATACTGGGTCATTCACCAGTCCATTCACCCGCACCACCCAGACTATCGAATGGGCGGGTGCCTTGTTTGATTTGTCGGCAAACTTTCCTCCATTGCGCTCTGACTCTGCGAACACTATGCGGGCTTTCTTTGCATCGCTAAGGGGTAGGGCAGGAAGATTCTATTTCGGCGCTTACCCATGCCGATACAGCCCTGCAAGCATGTACGCCAGCGAACGTACGACTGTTATCCCGCTGAGTGCTGACACCATCACCATCACGGCTGACAATACAACACACACAGCGGACGAAACCACGGTGGGCATGGAGTCATTGTTCACGGTTACCAGCTCTACAAGCACCACTATCGTAGGGACTTTATGGCTAAATTCAAACAAGTACCCGTTTGAGGTTGGTAGCTATTTCAGCTTTGACGATTCTCGCGGTTGGCGACACTTGCACATTGTCACGGCTATGACCGCAGCTAGTGGGGTGACTACACTCACCGTAGAGCCTCCAATGCGCTCGCTTCCTACATCGTCAACCCCGATTCACATCCATCAGCCTTCGGGTATTTTCATGATGATGGATGACGGGCAGGGTTCCATGACGCAGAGCATGGGGAAGTTCAATTTCACATTGTCTGCTATTCAATCTCACCCACTTGAGGTGACCACTTGACCCGCGACGTATCGACCGACCTAATAACAGCATCGCAAGCGGCAATCGTTCGCCCGTTTATGGCGGTTGACATGGATTACCCAGACGGCGCGGTGAGGGTGTGTAGCCTTGACCGTGCCGTTACCTTTGGTGGCTATGATTGGCACGCTGTAGGTGCATTGGGGGCGGTGTCTCAAGTTGAGGAAGGCTCTGAGAATCGAAGCTACGGTTTCAGTATTTCAGTTTCTGGTGTGCCTGGTAGCTTTAATGAGTATCTGAGAACCCAAGACGTGCAGGGCCGATTGGTCACGGTGTATCTAGGGTTTGTCAGCGCTGATTACTCCATTATTGGCTATGACATTGTGACCGTTGGGCGTATGGACACCCAGGACGTGCAGGCTGGGCAAACCACATCCGTAACAGTTCAATGCGAATCTATCCAAGTGGATTGGGAGCGACCACGGGTTAGAAGGTGTACGGATGCAGACCATCGCTCCAGATACTCGACGGATGGATTTTTTCAGTATGTCGCGGCTTTGCAGAACCTAGATTTACGCTGGGGCAAATAGCAAAATGTGCGACAATATCGACATGCACATAGCCGCATTGATGTACAAACACAAACGCACCGAGTTTCAATGGGGCGTGTTTGACTGTAGCCAATTCGCGGTAGAAGCTATGCAAACATTGCACGGTTTCACTATTTCACTTGGTAACTATTCCACACAGCAATGCGCTCGCAAGATATTCAAACAGCGCGGCGGCACTTTTACGGATGCTCTCAAGGGGTTTGGGCTGATTGAAAAACCCGCATCACTTGCCATGCGTGGCGACTTAGTTACTGTTAAAAACGATGATGCTTGGGGCGCTGCGGTGGCCCTAGTAGTTGGGTTGAGTGCGGTGTGCCCTGCGAACATTGGTTTGAAGTCTGTAGCCCGTGATCGTTGGTTATCCGCTTGGAGCGTGCCATGCCAGTCTTAGCCGTAGCTGCTGCGTCAACGTGGGCGGCTGGCGCTGCTACTGCTGCTGTTGTGGGGGCTGGGTATGTTGTAGCTGGCGGGTTTGGTGCTGCGCTTGTAGGTGTTGCAGCTGCTACCGTTACCAGTACGGTGCTGGGCAATGTTATAGGCGGTGGTGGTGGTGGGAATAGTGGTGGCGGTAATGCAGGTGCAGTAGCTGGCCCACAGGTCACAAACACCAGCGTCAGGCAGGCTGCGGCTTCCAGGCGCTTGCTTTATGGAACCGTGAAAGCGGGAGGCATATTGGTCTACCCTGCTCAGTCTGCGGATGGTGATTACGCATCGTTGGTTGTGTATCTAGGCGAAGGCCCGATTGATGGCGTGGAGACTGTATTCTGGGTGGGTGACGAATTAAGCACAGACCCAAAGTTCACCGGGCTACTCACTCTCACAACGTACACCGGAGCTACAGGACAAACCGCAGACGCTAACCTGATCACAGACTCCAATGGCGAGTGGACAACTACCGACGTAGGCAACGGGGTGGCTTATGCGATTGTCAAATATAAATGGGACAGAAACGCCTTTTCTCGTGGTTTAGTATTCCCCGCGTTTACCGTACGAGGAAGAACACTCTATGACCCGCGCACCACACTGACAACGTACAGCGCTAACCCCGCTCTTGCGATGTTGGATTACATCCGCAGCGAGTACGGTTATGCCGCGCCTGATTCGTGGATTGACTTCGATAGTTTCTCTGCTGCGGCTTCTATTTGCGATGAGGTGCTAGACAGTACCGACTTAGACAACGTGGTCAACTCAGTCGCAGGTAAGGTTCTCAGATACCAGGTAAACGGCGTGTTTGAAGTGGGAACATCCCCATCAGTAGTAGTAGAGCAACTTTCTGCCTGTTGTGCTGGCAAGCTAGTTTTTAGCGGCGGCAAGTATCGTTTCTTTGTTGGTGCATATCGAGTGCCTACCGGGGAGACTTTAACGTCTGAGTACCTTCGTGCTGACCCGGTTTATAGAACACACCCTGGAAGACAACAACGAATCAACACAGTCCGGGCTACTTACCGCGAACCCAAACAAGAATGGCAGACTGCGGATATTCCACAATATCAACTCGCGGATTCTGTGATTGATGAAGACGGTGAGATTGTCCAAAGTATCGACTTCCCCGCAGTAACGATAGGCGCACAGGCTCAAAGGTTGGCACTGTTAGCTATGCGTCAATCGCGATCTGCCGTCCCGTTACAACTGCAATGCAACTATGCTGCGTTTCAATGGAGACTATGGGACACGGTGACCGTCTACCTTCCAGACATAGGCGCGGATGGTGTATTCCTAATCGCGGGTTATTCCTTTGCTTCGGACGGCGGTATTGACCTTTCACTGATTCCACACCTTGCAACTGATTACGCTTGGACTTACACCACTGACGAAACCACCCCCACTACTGCGGTTATTCCAAACTTCAACCGCACACCTCCCGCCGTTACGGGATTAGTTGTAACGGGTGGGTTTTTGGATAGTGGCGAAGTAAGTCAACCCGTACTCGCTGCAGCGTGGACTGCCACAACCTTTGCGACTATCTCCCACTATGAACTGCAGTGGAAATTGTCCAGCGTTACGGATTACACCAACTCAGGAACGGTTACGACTCTCGAATGGTATCGGGCGGTAGACATTGGGTTTGCTTACGACTTCAGGGTTAGGGTAGTAGCCCAAGATGGACAAGTCGGTGCGTGGACTGAGGAGACTTCCATTATGGTGAACGTGGACTCTACCCCGCCCGGCGTGCCTACTGGTATGAGCGTAACCCACCATGCAGTCGGTGTTCATAACGACACAGTGGAATGGACTACACCTTCGGATTTGGACTTTTCACGCTCTCGGGTGTATGTCAACACGATCAACGATTCTGTGACAGCGACCGAGATTGCAGAGATATTCGGCCTACCTTCAACCCAGTACAGCACAACGTATTCACACGACGATTTAGTGGATCATTATTACTGGGTTCAATCGGTGGACAGAGTTGGAAATACTAGCGCTCGCACTTACGCGGGTGGTGTTTGATTTAAAGGAAGAAAAATGACTGACGTAATCAATATTGGTACAACGGACAACGATGGCACGGGGGACACCTTACGTGCTGCGTTTACTCAAATCAATGAACGCTTCAACACCATCGCAGGTGCACTGACAGGCGGTGACGCATGGGCATCCGGCGTTACTTACACGGCTACACCCGTAAGAAACTGGGTGATCGAATCCGGCAATGCGTATGTCTGCGCGGTCAATCACGTCAGCGGTGCAACCTTTGCAGGTGATTTTTCTGGTGGTAAGTGGCTCGCGGTTGACACTGCTCAATTGAGCGCTGATCTTGCATCGTCTTCAGGTGCTGGTATGGTTGGGTTTTCACCTACAGGGACTATTTCATCCACTACGGTTCAAGCTGCTATTGCTGAACTGAGCACCGAACTCACCGCAGCTAGCGACGCATCAGGCATTACCTACACCCCCGCTGGCACTGGTGCGGTTGCTACTACGGTGCAACGAAAACTACGTGAACGCGCGAGTGTTGCAGATAAATTAAGCACAGACACACCAACGTCATCTGAAGTTCTCACTGCGTTGCAAGCTGCTATCGACACTGGCGCACGAAAAATCTACATCACGCAAGATTACACAATCAACGGGGGCGTAAATTTAGCAGCGAACCAGACGATTGATTTTGATGGCGGATCGTTAACCGTAGATGCGGGGACGGTTGCGGCAAACGGTATTATGTATGGAAACGCAAAAGCTAATATAAAAATTATTGACCCAGTTATTGATGCTTCTGCAACTGCTGGTATTGGTGGCATCAATCTGGTTGATTGCCCTAGCGCTCGTGTAAATGATGGTTATGTGACAAAGTGCAACCTAAATTTACAGGCATCCAGCACATCAACTCGTATGGGCTACAAGGTGCGCGGTACTGTGGTGGATATGGATGGCTGGGTTACCGCTTCGGGCGTCTACTTATCAGCCGTCAAAGGTGCGAATCTTACCGACATTGAGGTCTTTGGAGGCAAAGAAGGATTCGGCGTCTACAACGGGTGCACCAACATTAAGCATTCAGACTGCGAGAGTTACGGTCACACACAAGATGGCTTTGTTATTATTGCTGGGACACACATTCAATACTCTGGTTGTATGGCCTATTCGAATGGGCAGTCTGGATTTACCACGCAACGCCAAACTGCCAGTACAGACACTTTAAAAGTTTCCTATTCTGGTTGCCACGCTTACTCAAATACTTATGACGGATTTGATCTGCGGGGGGCAAATTCAACCCCATTTAATGTTGATATTCTCATAACCGCAGTTGCTTGCCACTCTTATTTCAACGGTAGCTCCGGTTTTTATGTGGTTAACGCCGAGGGCACAGCAATTGTTGGATGTGTTGCTGGTAACAATGGATTTGCTGGGTTTTTTATCAATGGGTCCGCAGGTTCTCAAGTGGTGGGATGCAGATCGGCATCAAACGGGAGCGTAGAGCCTGTGGCTGAACGCAAGGCTGGCATTTTGGTTGCAGATTGCGCCAACGTGTCGGTGTCTGGATGTATTTCCAGTAATTCAAATGGAGCAACTCAAGACTACGGTGTTTCCTTCATTGGGGCATCCACAGTAGATTGCTCAGTGGTAGGTGGCTATTATCAAAACAACACAGTTGCCCCAATGCTTCTTGGCCCGTCAGGTGCGGCTGCTTATGTGAGCGCATCTGCTATGCAGACTACTGGAAGTGTGTGGGTAAATACCATCACAGCAAATACTGGGGCCTATGACGAAACTGGATTCGGGGCACCTGCCCACACTAGGCCAAAGGGGTCTTTGTTTAGACGCACAGATGGGGGCAGCGGTGAAGTCTACGTATCAAATGGTGCAGGATCTTGGACGGGTATATGACCTACCCTCTAACATTTTTTGTAAAATCCCTCCCGCTTAATGTTGGCGGTTGCGCCAATGGGCCAATAATCCGAATTCTGGACAAATACCGCCACGACGAAGGGCTGTACCGCCATGAACTGATGCACGTCAAGCAATGGTCAACCTTCGCATGGCTGTCCATTCCATTGGCTTACGCTCTGTATCACTTCGGCTACTTTGACTATATTGGTGTGGCCATTCTCCCAATGGCCCTACACAGCGCTCTATATCGGCTAATACCGCGCTATCGGTTGTGGGCTGAAGTATCGGCGTATAAAGAGCAGTCTAGGTTCTATCCCGATGATCGACGGGCGCTCTTTGCTGAGTTCATATCCATGTACTACGATTTGAAAATCACACCAGAGCAGGCGCTCAAAAAACTAAAGGAATAAACCATGATTACTGCACTAATTTCTTTTCTTGGCGGCAATGTATTCCGCATGATTTTTGGCGAGGCAATCAGCTTTTTTAATAAGAAGCAAGAGCATAACCAAGAGATTGAGCGCATGCGTGTGCAGGCCGAACTTGACGCAGCACAACACTTACGCAACCAAGATGCAATTCGTTTACAAGCTGAATTAGGCGTAAAAACCATTCAAGTGCAGGCTGATGCGGCGGTTGCAGGTATTGAGGCTGCAGGCTGGTTAGAAGCTGTCAAAGCTACGGCGTTGAAAACAGGCATGGCTTGGGTAGATGCTTGGAATGCCATCATCCGCCCTAGCGTAGCAACTTGGTCTGTAATCATGCTCACGCTGGCTGAGATTGGCGCCATCGCACAATTGAGCGAGAACGTAATGGCAATCAGCGGTTGTGCGTTGGGCATCTACCTAGCCGACCGAAGCTTGTTTAAACGGGGAAAATAGTGTGGAGCTAATCCTTGAGATTATCCGCAAGTTTGAAGGGTGTTACCTTTCCCCTTATATTTGTCCCGCTGGAGTTTCTACGATTGGAATTGGTGCGACCTTCTACGAAGATGGCACCCGTGTAACCCTACGCGACCCACCAATAACCCGCGAGAGGGCAGATTCCCTGCTGTTGTGGCACGTCAAGAATGTATACCTTCCGGCAGTACTAAAACTCTGCCCAAGTCTAATGCACGAGACACCAGGCCGGGTGGCTGCGATTGTTGATTTTGCGTTTAACCTAGGCAACGGTGCATTGTCACGGTCAACTTTGCGCAGAAAAATCAATGCAGGCGATTGGGATGCCGTGCCTGCGGAATTGAGAAAATGGGACAAAGCTGCTGGTGTGCGACTTCGTGGTTTAACACGCAGGTGCGAGGCTAGGGTATTGCTTTTGTCCAAATAATTTTGCACGCTGGCAACTTTTCCGAATGTTGCAAGCGTATAATTCACACACCAAGATTTTTTAATGGCGAATAACAGTCGCGACGATTGAAAAAACTTGTTGTTTAGGACCCTGCCAGGCGTGCTGTTATCACGTTTGGTGGGGTCTTTTTTTTAGGAAACAGAAAATGCAAGTACAAGTTTTTAATTTTGAATCGCAAGCGGTGCGCACAGTTCAATCCGACAATGGAGAGACTCTTTTTGTAGGTCGGGACGTTTGCGAGGTGTTGGGATACAAAGACACTGGAAGCGCAATCAAGCAGCATTGCCGTGGGGCGGTGAAACACCTACCCATCATGGATAGTTTGGGTCGCATGCAAGAAACTAGGGTTTTGACCGAACCCGACCTATATCGGTTGATTATTGGCAGCAACTTGCCATCAGCTCAAAAGTTTGAGGCGTGGGTTTTTGAGGATGTATTGCCATCTATCCGAAAAACAGGCGCGTACATTCAACCATCCACATCAGGGCAACCAACACCCGAAGTAGCGACCATCCAATTTGCCGAAGCTCTTTGCCGCATGCTTCGATTGGAAGGCTCTGCGGCTCTTGGAATGGCGCGAAAAGCCACAGCATTGGCAGCACCGCACCTAATCTCGCTGGTTCCAGACTATGCGATTGATGCGCCACGCAACGAAGATGGCACTTTGATCGGCGGTGGATCCGCAGAGCCGACCGAAGCGCTCACCGACTTGCTCAAACGCATGGGCTCGAATCTATCAGCAAAGCAAGCCAACAAGATTCTGGAATCGCTTGGGCTGTTGGAGCGAATGCAGCGGCGTTCTGCTAGTGGATTGGAATATCGTGGGTTTTGGCACATCACTGCCAAGGGGCTCAAGTATGGCAAAAACGTCAGTAGCTCGCAAAACCAAAGCGAAACCCAGCCACATTGGTATCGCAGCTGCGGTGTAGCCATTGTGCGCATGCTGGACGTTTGCGACATCTAGACTTGCAAAACCCCCAAGCAATTGCACCTAAGTGCTTTTGATGGGGGCTTGCATTATTCCAGCACCTTAGCCGTGAGCACTTCGATAGTCTTGTCTAACCGATCAAGCAAAAAATCAGGCAGATTGTGCTTGTCTGCAACGCTCCACGCTTCCAATGCTGATAGCAGTTTTAGCACTTCTAGGATTTGTTCTTTGCTCATTGGTCACCATCCAACTTCATAGCCGATAGAGCATATTGCAGACTTGGCACGATTGCATCAAAGGTAGTTCGATCAAAGCAGCTTTTTAGCTCAATCGTTGCGCCTCCTTCGTCGAACATGCTTACACGGGCGGCAAACTCATTCGTTTCGTCGTCGTGAATCTCGAATACTGTGGGGGTTGCTGTGTAGGTCATGCTGTACCTTTCATAGCTGCGTCAATGGAAGTGTCCACATCTTCGGCGGTGTGCCATACCACCCATTCATCTAAGCCATCTACCCAAGTCATTACCTGAGCGTGTTGGCTTCTTGCTTGTCTTAGCCACTGATAGCGCTTTGCATCACGCTGCGCATCATCAGCAACCACTGGGGCGGCATAAACAGGAGTTGAAGAGTAATCCTCATCGCCCATCAAACCATAAATGTAAGAAACCGGCTCTTGCTTCATGCTGGCCTCAACCTGTATGCGAAGTTCCTCGTGCTCTGTGTAGAGTTGGTCAAATGCTGCTTTAGCTTTGTCACCCTCCAGTGCCCGGCGGTTGCGGTTACAGACTTCCACCTGTAACCTCTTAATTTCAGCCTGCGTTTCGGATAGTTGCTGTTTTAGGGTGTCACGCTCTGCTTTGTGGCTCCAGGCCATTGCGTCGGCGGCTTTTTGGTACTCGTCACGATCTGTCTTCAATGAAGCCACTGCAAAATCGGCTGCTGCCATTTGCTCTTGTCGGCGTGTAATCGAGTTTTGCAGTTCGGTCTGCATACGCTCGTGCTCTGCTTGTAGCGCTTCTATAGCGTCTGCGGCTTCACTTTCCAATTCTTGCCAGTGCTTCATTCCACCGCTACCTGCGCGTAGTCGTTCAATCAATTCTTTGTGCATGTTTGTTTCCTTTTAACGAATAATCTCAATCACTTCACCATTCGTAATGCGCTTGTACGCACCTTGAATGGCTTGCATCATTTGCAGTGGTGAACTTGCATCCATTACCACCTCGTAAGCATCTAGCGCCTCTGGTATGTCCTGTAGCCCCTGCGCATCACATCCAAACTTCAGTCCTCGCATATATCGGTCACGCATCCTCGCCATTGCTTGCTGGCCACGTATCATTGTTTCAACAAGGCTTTGGTCAATCTGCTCGGCTCGTAATAGGCCCACGTTGAGAATCATGCTTACACGGTCGAATTCTGGTTCACCACCAGAGCCATCGCGCAAACGAATGTAAGCAGACTTAGTGATTACGTGCTCTTGTAGCATCTCGCCTGGCTCATATTGACGTGCAATGTTTAGCAGGCGCATAGGCTCCAAACCGTCGGATGGTTTAGCCAGTTTGCGCTTGCGTGCGTATGTGCTGGTTTTTCTCACGATGTCATCCTCCGCAGGTGGTTAGCAATCGACTGGCCCAATGGGTCTTTTGCATGTTCTTCCAAGTAATCAGCGGCACGTTTTGCCATGGTTATCAGATCATCATCGCCCACCCATGTGTAGAGCTTGCTATAAGCCTTGTAGCCAACAAATTTCACATTACCTGCTGCAATTTCTTCGCGTACTAGCTTTATTGCGCTGGCTTTTTGACAATCTACCTCGTCTGCCAGTTCCTGATACGTCCAATCAGCTTCACGCAGTAGCTGGCGCATTTTGTCGAATTTGGTGACTTTCATTTAATCGCGAGCCTCACGCCTTGAACCATACGCGCACCTGGTATCTCTGTTCCTGCTTTCATAGCGGTCGCCAGTGCTTTCTTATCCACACGGTCAGGCGGTGGATCTGGTGTCACCATGTATTCTGCTGGGATGCTTAGTT